GGGCCGGACTTGAACCGGCACGGGATAAATTCCCACAGGATTTTAAGTCCTGTGCGTCTACCGATTTCGCCACCAAGGCATCTTTTAAAATCCTATTTTGTTTATCTCTGACAACCTAGTCAGTATAACATGAACTTATTTTTTTGTCAACACTTTTTTTAGCTTACTGATTAAGTACTTTTACTTTTTCCTCTTAAGTACTTAATCAGTATACAAAATTTTATATAAATTGTCAAATTAAAATATAATTAATTTGAAAGTTTTTTGAAAAAATAATTACATTAATTGCCTTCTACATAATTTTTTATTATGTTTCTAGCCTTTTCAACTATTTCATCATACGTACCTTCCGGCTTAAACTTTTCCAGAACAGCAACTTCTATTTTCTTAGGTTTAGGAAATTTCATATATCTCGAATATGCTTCAAAAGCCCCTTTTATTCCCAGACATTGAACATCTACATTGAGTTCTTTAGCTATTATTGCAAATACTTTTTTAAATTCTGCAACTTTTCCGTCTTTAGTTCTTGCACCTTCAGGGAAAATAAGTACATTTTTTCCGGCTTTGACATTTCCTGCTATTTCCTCAACACTTTTCTTAATATTTTTATTTATATCTATCAATACCACATTTCCATGACTGACAAGCAGTTTCAAAATCCCTTTTTTAAAATACCAGTCTATTGCCAGAAAAATTGTGTTATATAGTATTCCTGCAGGTAATAGACTTCCGAGCACTAACGAATCTATAAAGCTCTGATGGTTTGAAACAAATATCTGTGGTTTGTTGCTTAATTTATCCCTGTCCACTCTTTTCAATCTGAAATACAGTTTTATTGTCAAATCAAAAAGAGGTCTTAACACTCTTGTTGCCCATCTGTTTTTTTCTTCAACAGGTGGTGCAGCTTCTATTATTTTTTTCCAGTCTACTTCTCCACTTTCTATTTTTGTTGCTTTTTCATTAATATATTCAGATAGTGACTTTAAGTTGGATATTTCAGAAAATTTCTCTTCATCGAGCTGAATTCCAAAACTGTTTTCAACATATGCAAAAAATTCAACAATATCAAGTGAATCCATTCCTATTTCCAGTTCAAGATTTTCTTCAGGCTGTGCTTCTATCCCTTTTAATTTTTTTATATAATCCTTCAGAAGTCTATAAACTTCATTATCAGGTTCTTCCACCTTTTTCTTTTTGACATTTGTTTTTAGATACAGTTCAGGAAGCATGAATCTTCTCAGTTTTCCTACCCTCGTTTTTGGAAGTTCCTCTTCATACAGTTTATAATCCAGAATTTTTTCATAATTATGGACAGTAAGATTGTAATCCTCTACAATATTCTTTATATAAGCTTTTATATTTGTTATTCCCTGTTTTCTACATTCGAGTAAATCAGGAACAATTATCGCCACAAGTTTATCATTATGACCGAATACTCCTAATTCCTTTATAAGCTTTTTACTCTTTTCAATTACTTTGTTTTCCAGCTTTTCAGGATCAATATTCTTACCATTTGAAAGTACTATCATGCTGTTTCTTCTTCCACGGATAGTTATATATCCTTCATCATCAATGGAAGCCAAATCACCTGTTTTGAACCATCCATCTTCAGTTATTACTTCGGCTGTCTTTTCAGGTTTATTGTAATAACCTTTCATAACAATAGGACCTTTTACCCATAATTCTTCATCTACTATTTTTGCTTCTATGTTATCCAGTTTTTTTCCTACTGTTCCTATTTTACGTTCTTTCCTTGTATTAACTGCAATTACAGGAGATGTTTCCGTAAGTCCATATCCTTCCTGTACATATATTCCCAATGTTTCATAAAATTCTCCTATTTCAGGATCCAGTTTTGCTCCTCCTGAAACTATGAACGTAAGTTCACCTCCAAATTTTTCATGAACTTTTGTAAATACTTTCCTTCTTATTTTAAAAGATTTTATTTTTGTCATAAGCTTATATATAGTTCTCATAATAAACTTTGAATCAATCTGCTGCTTTATTCCATCATAGAAAAGTTTAAATACCCTTGGAACTCCAACTAGCGCAGTAACATTATTTTTATCAAGAGCTTCTAAAATTTCCTTGCTGGCTATTTTCTTTACAAAAACTATTGATGCCTGGTATTTCAGTATTATCAGCACTGTCGCTGTTAGTGGAAGAACATGATGGAAAGGAAGCAATGCAAGTATCTGATCACTCGGCTCCAGAAGATTCTTTTTTTCAAGTCCTTCCAGTTCTGAACTCAGGTTATTGAAAGTCAGCATAACTCCCTTTGGAAATCCAGTTGTTCCAGAAGTATATAACATCGTTGCTATGCTATCTCCTTCAGGATTTTCAAGCTCAAAATCTCCTTTTTTTATTATTTCCATTTTATTTTCATCAATTAAATGACTATCTACATTAATTATTGTCACTTGACCTTTATCATACAGCGAGACTGCTTCCTTAACATTTTTCTCAGTCTCGTCTGAACAGATTATAAACTTAGGTCCTGAATCTTCAAGAACATATAAAATTTCCTTTCCATTACTAGTAGAATCCAATGCAATAGGTACTGCTTTTCTATCCCATAAGGCAAAATAAGTATAAATCCATTCCGGTCTGTTTTCCATCAGGATTAATCCAAAATCATCTTTTTCAGCAGTTACTACATTTTCTGAATAATATTTTACATTGTTAACTAATTCAGTATAATTTATTTTTTTGTCATTAAAATCAACAAGCGCAAGCCTATCTCCTCTATTCAAGAACATAATTCCTCCATTTCAAATGTTAAAGAATATAAATTTAATTAAGTATACCATAATTTTATAAATAATAAAATAAAAATGAAGCTATCTCAAAAATATAAATACAATATAAAACTATATTTTTTTGAGACAACTCCATTCAAAAAATTATTTTTTTCATATAATCTTAAAAAATAAATTTTTAGAAATTATTTTTCTATAGTAAATTTATTCCATTTTTTTCACACTCTGCTATTATTTCATCAGACCATAATGATGCCTGAACTTCTCCAATATGAGCCCTTTGAAGCAGGAACATGCATATTCTTGACTGTCCTATTCCTCCTCCTATTGTAAGAGGCAACTCATTATTTAAAAGCATTCTATGATACTCAAGTTCTTTTCTTTCTTCCAGATTAAGCTCCTTAAGCTGTCTTTCAAGCGACTCACTGTCCACCCTTATCCCCATTGACGAAAGTTCCAAGGCGCTGTCAAGTATAGGATTCCACATTATAAGATCCCCATTCAGATCCCAGTCATCATAATCTGGAGCCCTTCCATCGTGTCTTTGTTTAGATTCCAGTAGTTTTCCTATCTGCATTATAAATATTGCTCCATTATCCTTTGCAAATCTATTTTCTCTTTCTCCTGCTGGAATCTCAGGATATAAATTTTCCAGTTCCTGTGAAGTTACAAAAGTAACTTTTTCAGGTAAAAATTTAGTATAATTTTCATATTTTTTAGCTAGCATTTCTTCTGTTTTTTTAAATACTGAATATATTTTATTTACAATTCCCTTTAAGAAATCTATATTTCTATCTTCTCTGTCTATAACTCTTTCCCAATCCCACTGATCTACATAAATTGAATGCGTGTTATCCAAATCTTCATCTCTTCTTATGGCATTCATGTCAGTATAAATTCCTTCACCTGAATTTACACCATATCTCTTTAATGCAAGCCTTTTCCATTTAGCAAGCGAATGAACTATTTCAATAATCTCTCCTTCAGCTTCCTTCATTTCAAATGAAACAGGTCTTTCAACTCCATTAAGATTATCATTTAAACCTGTATCTCTTTTTACAAACAGTGGAGCTGATATTCTTGTTAAGTTTAACTCCTTGGAAAGTTCCCTTTCAAAAAAATCCTTAATAAGTTTTATTGCAATTTCTGTTTCCATTATATTTTGTCTGGAAGTATATCCTTCCGGTATTATAATACTTGACATCTTTCTACTCCTAACTACAAATCTACAATAAAGATAAGCTCTATTAACCAAATAAAATGGCGCACCCAAGTGCATACTTAGTCACCACAACTAAGAATCCTTGAATTGTAACATTTTATTTTTTCATGTTCCTTATAATACCATAATTTACTTGAATTTGCAATTCTTTTCATTGAATTTCTCTTCTGAAATGCGATGCACTAAGCCTTTCAGCTTTTCCATCTCAAAAACTTTATCGTATTTTCTTCCTGTAAGATATTTTCTTAAAAGCTCCGTTTCTTCTTCTGTCAATATTTCTTTCAAAAGGATATGATAAAAAAAGAGAAATTTTTCATATTTTTTATTTATTCTAAATACCTCATTATCTATTTGTACGTGGATATAGTTCTTATACATATAAATACACCTCTTTTTACTTTAAAATTCCTGTTCTAAAAATAGCAATGTTAAATCCTCAATATCTATTTTAATCCAGTCGCCCTCTTTATCATCATTGGGATAATTCTCATATTTATAATCTATCAAATGATAATATTCTATCCCTTGAATTTCTCTAATTTCAAGTTTGACATAATAGTCTCCCTCTTTTCCAATTGAATTGATAAAAAAATCGTCCAGTAGTCTTTCTAATTCAACATTGTTTTCAATATCATTTTCAATTCTCAGATTACTATCAAATATTAACACTAAATCAGAATATTCTAAAGCATTTAAAAATTCTTTTCCGAAAAAGATTTCTTCCAAAGTTTCTTTTTCAAATTCATATTCTTTATGCTTTTCTATAAATTTTTCTATATTTTCATATTTCGCTAACATCTCTTTTTCAAGTTGTTTTCCAGTTTTTAAAATCATTGTTATGTCCTTTCTTTTCTTATTTCCATTTCTATTATTTTTAAAACTTCTGTAAAATTTGTTACTTTAAATTTTTTACAAATAGTACCTTGTGAAGGAAGTGTTGTTATCCCCTTTAAATCGTTTACAGTTAATCTACCATTTCTTCTTTTATATTCTTTAATTAAAGTTTCAAGGACTATTTCTTTCGTCCACTTTCCTTTCCTTTTTTTGAATTCATATCCACAAATTTCTCTCAAATTGTCAATGCTCCCAAATCTTAGCTCAAAGCAACCTCTGTTATAGATACAATTTTCATTTATATCTCTAGCAGTTGCACCTTTTACATCTTTGTCCAAGTCTCTTGACAGCTCTTTATAAATTTCAATCAGTTCTTCATTACTTACATCAACTTCGGCTTTAAAATGTAAATCTAACTTCATTTCTTTAGCCATTTGCCGCCATGTTATATTTCCAAAAATTCTCTTTAATCTTCTATATGAGTAATCATACTTATTTAAGTCATAAATTGTTCTTATAGCTCCTTCTGACACTAATTTTTGGATATCTTTTGTTATTTCTTCCTTTGTTTTTTCTACTAAGAATAGATGTTCTGTTTCTTTTTCTCTGCCAATTTTTTTAAAAACTTCTTTCATACTTTTGCATTTTAATCTTACCAAAATTCTTTCACGAGATAAAACTTTTTCCACTTCCATAATTCCTTTTATCCCTGAATCTACTATTTCTTGTAATTCTTTTATTATTTCTGATCCCGTTTTTATATTAATATGTTCTAAATCTCTATCAGCTGCTTTTAATATCTCACTCCAAGTTGGAGCTATATAAGTTCTTAAAGTATTATAGAAACCACCTAAGTCACTTGACTTTTTCACTTTACCACTGTCAATTAAATCTTGCAGTTTAATTATCAGTTCCTCTCGTTGATATTTCTTTTTTCCTGCCATTTTTATTCCCCTTGAAAATATATTTATTATAAATAATTTAATATAGTGTATCATTCTTTTATGTTTTGTCAATGATTTTTTGAATAAAAAAAGAGCCGCACTAGGCTCATTTTTCTAATTTAGAAAGAATTTAGAAAAGTTTCTACATCTCCGTTATACTTTTCATAAGTTGCAGGCATCATATATACTAGTGTATATCCTGCTTCTGTAAAGTTTACATATTCCCCTCTGTAATATTCACTAGTTGTTTTTTTGTCTGTTATTTTTTTTATTTCTTTGTCATTTTCTAATTCTATTTCTAATAAGTCTAAAAACTCACCGAATTCGTCTATATCCAGTTTTTCTTTCAGTTCTAGCTCATTATCTATAAATAAGCTATCATCTGACAAATCTATAAATTCTCTTTCTCCTGATTTCAATTCGTTAATTACTTTTTTTACTTCTTTTTCCAGTTTAGTCATTTTATTCACTCCTTATTTTTTATTATTTTCAACAACGCATCTGTATTTGTTTTCTGCCCTGTTTCTTTTAATTTTTCCAACAAGAATTCTTTTTCCTCTTCTGTCATTTTAAATGTTACTGACTTGTCTCTCTTTCTTCCTGTTGCTTTTCTCCCTGCTTCCCATGTTCTCTTCTCTCCTTTCTTCACTCCTCGAGCCTTTTTTATTTCCATTTTCTCCTCCTATATTCTTCTTACAGTTACTTCGCAGTATCCAACTTCTTCAAAAGCGCTGTCATCTGCAACGCTTATAATTTCAAATTTTGTGCCTGCAGGAACTAATATTTCTTTTTCATAATATGAATCTTCGTCTGTTCCAAGGGCTTCGTAATAAGCTTCTGCATACTGTTCATCTTCTTCTGTTTCAGCTTCACTTAGTAGATCATAGTTCACTTCGTGAACATCAACTTCATTTATGCAGTTAAAGAAGTACTCGTATTCTCTTGTTGTTTCAACAACAAATTCTCCGCCATCTGTCCAACTTTCAGCTTTTTCAGCTGTCAGTATCTGTCCGACTTTGAAATCAACTTTATTATTTAAAGCTATTGTTCTTCCTATCCCTTTTACTGTCTTATTTATATTTTCAGCTATTTCATTCTTTGTCATTTTTATTCTCTCCTCTTCCTCTATCTTGATATAATTATACTACATATTTATAAAAATGTCAACCCTTTTTTATAAAATAAATAGAAAATTTTTACAATAAAAAAAACAGGGCAATCTTTATGACTGCCCTAATTTATCAATTCTTTTATTTTTGCAACTAACTCGTTTTCTATAGTTTGCATGTGATCCTCTACAATTCTTATCGCTTTATTGTAGAGTTCTTTTTCGTCCATCCCGTCTTCTTTTAAACCTTCAAGGATTTGAATTAGAATATTTTTAGTTTCTGAAAATTCTTCTTTTATAACATCATGAACTATTTTATATGTTATTCCTTCTATGATGTCATGCATATCTGTCTCGAAATCAATTAATTTTCTATTGAAGAAAGTATCTATTTCTTTGTTAATAATTGTCCAGTTTTCTTTCAGATGATTGTTTTTGATATACTTAACTATTTTCTTCTGTATAGACCATCTGATATCCTGGACTTTCAAAATTAACATTATTTCAAGACCTTTTCCAGTTATTTTTTCTGTTCTTAATCTTTCTTCTAATCGATTGAGTACTTCTATAAGTTTTTCATTCTGAGTGATAAGAACCGTTCTCTTAGTTTCTGCATGTTCCAGACGTTCGAGTATTTCTTCATTGTATTTTCTGTTATCCTTTATCATCAAATCAAATATTGTTTTTGCGAAGTATAAAAATACTCCGCAAATGACTATCATTATTCCTAAATCTGATATTTCTTTAAAATACATTTACTCCCCCTATATTCCAATAGAAATTTTTTCTTCCCCTAAAATACTATGCACTATTTCTTCAACATTTACTATTTTTTCAAGTTCATCTGCTCCTTTTAGCATTAATTCTTCAGAAAAAAATTCTATGTTATCAGGAATATATGGATTATTTCTTTCCTGAGCTTTTCTCACAAAATCTTTAAACTTTGCAAAGAAATTATTTTTTACTGCTTCCAGTTTCTGAATTCCAGTTTTTGCTCCGAAAATTATTTCTTTCTCCAGTACTTCTTTTCTTGTAAAATCTACTAACATTCCTACTAAAATCATTTGTAATTGTGTATTCATTTGCATCACTCCTTTGTTATTTTATATTATTTTTATTTTAAGCCACCCGACAGGCTCAAATTTGCATTTTATTCTATCAGGCAACCTTTTATACCTAAAATTATTTTTCAACCCATGTAGACTAAATATACAAGCCATTTTTTCTATAGACTCAATTTTTCACTTTTTTGAGCCTACAAATTTTTTTAGGCTTAATTTTTTAAAATTTTGAGTCTTAAGCAAAAGTCCCAAAATAATTTTTAACAGCTGCAACATAGTATTTTGCCAGTTCTTTTTTTGTTGCTTCTAACACTTCCATATCATTTTTGTTTGTTACAAAACCACTTTCTACAATAATACATGGAGTTGTTGTTTTATAAAGCAATGTCCAGCCTCTGTCTCCTTTGACACGTGGTTTTATTCCTCTATTTCTTAAATGTGTTGCTTCAACATTTGCCTCTTGTATAAATTCAGCTAATTCTTTACTATTTTTTGAATTATGCCAGTACAACATTTCTGAACCATGTGCTGTTTCATCTGCTGCATTAAGATGAAAAGACAATGTTATATCTCCCTTATTTGCAAGCCCATTTATTTTTTGTGGTAACGTGGAATAATATTCTTGATAGACTACAGCATATTCAAGACCTTGTTCTTTACATTCAGGAACAATATAATTGTTCACAAAGTCCTTATTCCACTCATGCTCCTCAAATCCGTTCCCGCATGCTCCAGGGTCTTTTCTTACCCCGCCATGACCCACGTTTAAAATAACTTTATTCATTTTATACCAGCTCCTTTTCAATATATTTTTCTTTTATTTCTACACGATTGAGCCAACCCTTTAAAAATCCTTCCTGCGAGCTATCCCTTGCAGCAAGATTTTTGTAAAAAGTTCTTTGCATTTCATGATATTCATTTAAAAACATTTTAGGATCTATTGCATTTATTGCCTCTAGTGTTTTTTTTCCAACTATTCCATCTATGACTAAGTTTGCTCCAAATCTATTTGCTATAATCTGTGCTTTTTTTATTCCTCTTCCCCCTGAATTAACTGCCCAGTCAAATATTGAAAGTGCTACTCTGTCATCTGTTATTTTGTCGATATGATTTCCACGATAGTATACTTTTTCATATATTTTTTCTGCATCTGACTTTTTAAAATCTCGCATATCTCCAGTATAACCAAGATACTTTTTAGCATCATCATGTGTTATTCCGAAGTTAGTTGCTCCACCTCTGTCATTTTCGTCATTAGTATAGCCACCTTCAACTTCGAAAATATAATCTAAAAATTTTTCAAATCTATCCATTATCTCACTTCCTTTCCTAATAATTCCATAAATTTTAAATATTTAAATAGCTTTACTGGACTGAATTGATTAGCCTTTAACGTCTTTAAATTATATGTAAGACTATCGTCCAGTCCTTTATTTATTAAATGTATGCATAATTCGGAACAGAAGTATTTGTCCTTATGCTCAATGCCTAATTCAAGCAATTGGCTGAAAAATATAGCTCCATAGTCATAACCTTTACCTTTTATTTTTTTGAATTCTTCTAGCACTATCGGAACTTCTATGTGACTGTCAAGTTCGTAAATGTCCATGTTGTCCTTGTAGATAAAAGGCTTTATTCTTACTCCACCAGGATTGCTTAGATAAACATAATCATTGTATATTAGCTCACAATGACTATATTTACCTAATGTCCGCAATGTTATCAGCATCCCTAACATCGTTTTTGGCTTGTGAAAACTGATATATAATTTATCTTTTTCAAGCATATTACCTCCTTTATTCGTAAATAACTTTTTTAAGTGTTTCTCCTCCGATTTGTGCATATCCGACAAAAACTGGATTTGGTTTGGAAGCCGCTTTTCTAATTTCTTCCAAAATTTCTTCAGCAATTTTTTGCTTAAAAACACTTCTAGTATTAATTCCATTTCCTGTTAATGCTATTTTTGTAGCCATATTATCCCCTAACTCTGCTTTATTTCATTTTCAAAAAGTTTATTGTACTCTGTTTCAGAATTAAACGTTTTCAGTTCCTCAACTGTTTTATTTTCTAAACTATGTGATAGCGTTGTCTCAGCAACCATTGAAACAGTTGTGTGCTTTCTCATTATCTCACTCATTTCAATAAATTTTTGGACCGAAACATTCACATACTTTTCGGAATTATCTTCAGTGTAAAATTTCCAATTCTCATATTCTGTAGACATAAAATCTGTCATAACTTGTGCTAAGTTCAATTTTTTCCCTGTTGTTATCTGTTTCATAAGACTTAAAGCAAACTTTAAAACAAGAGCAAAAAGTACTTTCGTGATGTTGCTTTGGTCTATCGTTCTGTTATATTGCAAATACTTGCTCCCTTTAACTTCAAACTCAAAAGGCTTTTTCTCTCTTTCAAGTCTTAACTGATATAATTCTTCTTTCAGTTTTTCAATTTTTTCTTCTTTTCTGTACTTTACCTGATTGTCTTCTATGTACTCAAATTCAGATAAATTAACGGTTTTTATTTTTCCATTTTCAATTAACTCATTATTTGCAAGAGTATATTTACCTTTTTCAAAGAGTTCTTCTTTTGTCATTTCTCTTATATTTCCTGATTCCAAAATTGGATTTTGATATTCAATTTCTGAAATAATATGATTTTCTTTATTAAAATCTGGGAAAAATAAATTTGGATCTTTTCCAAAATCTTCTAAACTTGAAATAACAGGTCTTCCAATTATTTCAAGAGTATCTTTGCTATAAATGTTTGTTATCATTTTTTACCTCCTTATTATTTTATTTTTTGTTATTCATTTCCATGTAAATTGGAAAATTTATCCAAAGTGCAGCAAACAAAGCTTTATGTATACTCTGAAGCAACAGGAACTGCAAGAACTACATGTAACATAGTTCAAAAAGCTGGTAATGTAGTTACTATCGTTTTCGATAGTGGGGACGCTCTAAGATATATAAATGATAACACAGTAATCTTCAGTATTCCCGAAAACTATAGACCGAAGTCCTTTTTGTCCGTAAATGCATCACAATTCAATGGGACTGCTGGAACGATTTACATACAGCCTGATGGCACAGCTAAGTGGAAAGGACAACAGGTAACAACTGCAAGCATTATATTTTCAGTTAGTTATATTACAGATTAATTGTCAGTAAAATAAGTAAGAGAGCCTTTTAAAACATTGTAATTTCCAGTGTGGCATCCCCAAACATTCAGAGAGTTTCTTTCAATTCTCATACGTGTTGCTCCTTGTTTTCCGCTAGTTAAATTGCTAGCCAAGGCTGATTCTATTCCAAGGCTGACATCATTTGGCTTAAATCCATCAGGAATACTATTAATAAGCTGAGAATTTTCAGTAAAGGTTATATTTTCTCTTTGAATTTCAACTGAAACAACGACAACTTTACCATATTTCTTAAAATTGACTCCCCCACCATGCACAGGGACATCATGTTTTTGAACTCTGTATAAATTTTCCAATTTATCCAGTATCGGCTTATTGCTTATTGCCCTGAATTTAGATCCGTCATTGTATGTCAGACTGTTATTTGCAATGCACTCGTAATAATATTTCAAAGCTTTATCGTAATAAAACTTCCCTGTGACTTTCGCTCCTGTGTCCTGAATATTCCCTCCATACTCTAATCCAATTATTTCTGCCAGTCTTTTTCCCTCTAAAACTGTGTCTGTTTCTGTTCCTAATATATTTCCAGCATTCAAATAAAAAGCATTTTGATTATAAGTAATAAAGTAATATCCTTTCGTTCTTAAACTTCCTTTTTTTACTGCTTCATTAGCCCCATTTTTCACTGAATATAATGGATATTCTGAGTCATTAATATTTATTACTGAATTGTTGTACTGATTTTCATTATCAATTTGCAATAACAATTTCAATCCATCAAACAATCCAAACTCTTTTAATCCATTTACAGATACTGTATATATGTCTTTATCTGTTCCAGTTGTTCTGACTGTTTCAACAAAAGGAATTAATCCTTTTTGAAAATTATTCAGAATATCAGCTGTCAAAGTTGTTCCTATCTGTGTTGCTGTCTGTTCCCCTTGCCATTTATGTCTTACAAGTCCAGTACCTACATCATCGGCTTTTTCTACTTTGTACACATCCAAGTGAGTTCCAAGCCAATCTTTTATCTTTTTAAACATTATCTTACCCCCTCCTGTGTTATTAAGTTTATCCTTGCTAGATTTGTTTCATAGTTCTTTATCTGAGATATTTCATCATAAAAACTGTCAGTTATATGTAATATCCTTTTTGCCCCAATAAAAGCTCCATTACAAATATAATTTGCGGTCTGTACTTTATATTTAAAATCTATTGTTAGTTCAACTCCCTTTGCCCTTATGTCAAGTAGAGTGTTTTTTATACTGTTTCTTAGATAACTAGGCAGCCTTTTATTTAAAATAAGATATAAAGTTCCCCCTTTGGTTTCAAAATTTTCTTTGATTAGATTATTACTTCCAAAACTTCCTTTAAAAACATTCAACCCATGTATATCATGGCTCCCAGTAGTTTTTCTTATTCCTTCTTCAAATATGAATATATTTTGTTCGAGATCTTCTACAATAATTTTCAATACATTTAACAAAGTTTCAAAAGTAGCGTTTTTAGTCTGTGAAGCAAGTTCTGCCAGTATTCTCTGCCTATAAATGTTATCATTTTCCCTGTTTTTTCTTTTCAGATTAAAAGTATTTCCAAATTTATCTAAAACATAACCTTCCGCCTTTAAAATATCCAAACTTTCAAGCAATTCATATAAGCTTTGACTTGCCTGTCTTATTTCTTCAAGATATATTTCAAGCAAAAAATAGTTATTACTTTCATTGTCCCTACGATACATATGGGGGAATCTACTTATGACTTTATCTGTATATTCTTTACTATCCTTATACATAAAGCACCTCGATATTGTCTTCATTTATTTGGAATTTCTGTCCAATCGGTATTGGAAATACTTTATCAAAATTATATTCTGCAACATTTGAACTTTCTGTTCCCATTTTTAAACTGATTTCTCTTAAGTCATCAATACCCAAAACTTCAGAATAAACTTTAACGTAAGATATACCTTCTCCACTTTTTAGATTATTTATATATTTCAATACTTCCTGTTTTATTAATGGTGTCCAACGATTATCTTTTTCATCTTCATTTTTTACCTTTTTTACTTCAACTTTTATTCTGAATCCGTTGTATTTAATTAAATTGTAAATTATTTTTCTTTTAAAGGAATCTCTTTTAAGTTCCTTTTCCATTGATTGAGCATTGTTATCTTTTAAAGTTAGAATTCCGTCAGCTTTCAAATCCAATATTGTTTCAAAAATATTATCATTAGGTGTTCCATCAATAAATACTTTTATTGTTCCAGGATCAGTTGAAGGATTTGTTTCTGGGTCTAAAATTATACAATCCTTAACATTTTCTAATGCCATAAGTCCATTGTATAAAGCTTCATGTATAGCTGTTTTTTTCGTTGCCTGTTGTTTTTTCAATCTTGGTCTATATATACTGTCAGGTTCACTGTTTTCTCCACCTGTTATATCTGTATCATTTGTTATTTTCTTTATGCCCTGATATTCAAATTCAAATTCAACATCTGTTGAAATATTATATTCACTTCCAAGAGCCATTGCCTGAATAAATGCTATCTTTGAATAATCTCCTGTTGTTTCTAAAGTATCTAAAACCACATTATTAAGGATTACATACTCTTTTTCTGCATATTTTATTACTGTTTGTGAAGGAATAGCTAGATTCTGATTTCCTATTATCTTTACTTGTCCTGTTGCATAACTTCCTGTTCTTCTTGGAGTTCTTAATAAAGTTCCAAAATAATCCAGATATACTCCAGTTGCAGTATCTATATTCATTTGATTATTTAATCCCAATAAGTTTTCCCATACTTCTTTTAACTCATATGCTATTGCTTCAGAATGGATCCCTTCAGGAGTATTAAAATCTAACACATAATTATTATCTTGAAGTCTGACTCTGTATCTGCCTTGAATATCATTTGATATACTCTGAAAATCCTTTATTTTGAAGCCTTCTTCTGTTACTCCAAACATCAATTAGCCCTCCCTTTTTAAAAATTCAAAATTTCCCCTGTTTTTAGAAGTATTTCAACCTCAAAAGTGTAATTTCCTGTTGAATTTACAAAATTACTTTTAAACTTTAATATTGAATCCACATCCTTATCAGATAAAATTGTTTCTCTTATTTGAGATTCAATATTAAATTTCTGTAACATTTCCCCTATCTGTCCTGCTTTTTCTGCTCTTTTTATCCAATAAAGTCCTTCATTTTTATGCAAAAACCATTCTTCAGAAAATAATCTGAGTTTGTTTTCTAGTCTTAAACGAATTTTTTCAAGAGGATTTGATAAATCAATATTCTTTTTTAAGGAAACGTCAATCATTCTATCTTTCTCTATTGTCTGCCAGCTCTGTACAGATTCCATTTATTCCCCCTTTTAATCAATAGGAATACCCCCGTTAGTATGATTAAGGAACGATTTCCCACTTGCTGTTAAATCAGCGTTTGTTGTTATGTCTTTTCCTACATCCAAACTTCCTGAAATTGTTGTATTCCCATTAAGTTTTATGTTAGGAGCTGTTATTTCAACTTCTCCTGAATTCATTCTTATGATATTTCCGCCATAAACAATGTAAAAATCATTCCCATATGGACCATTTTCACTGTCTGAAGTTATTTGGCCAATAACAATTGCATTATTAATATCAAATTTTGTTTCATATTCAGGCTCAATAGGATCATTTGAATTTCTTGCAAAAAAAGTTTCATGCTGACAGAAACCAACTATAACTTTATCCCCTTTTGATAAAGGAGCATTTACTTTACAAGATTTTCCCCAGAATATTGGAGCTATAGGAACATCCTCAATTACTGGAACTTCATCTCTTTTCCCCATTACTTCCGGAATATCGAGTAATTGGATGTCACACATCATTTTTGTATTATCCACCTTTTCAATCCTTGCAATTGCTATTGTGTTTATTGAGTTTATTTTTTCATCAGTTAGTCCCTCTATTATTTCTCCTACCGTTTTTCTTCTCATTATTTTTTAACTCCATATGTATTTTTAATTCTTTCCCAGTCATTATCTTTTTTTCCCGTTTTCTTACTAACATTTTTTTTACTATTCTTAGCTTTGCCTTTTTTCTTTTTTTCCTTCTTTTCTTTTTTCTTCGAGGCATTCTTATTTTTTCCACTGGCATTTGTGACTATTTCAATTACCTTTTCATTTTCTTTTTCTTCAAGTTTTGTTTTTATCTCTATTTCTGTGTATGCTTCCTGGTTAAATTTCATGATGTGTTTTCCTTTTATTATTAAATATTCCCCTTTTATTTCTATTCCCTCAAATTCCTCTTTCAAGTCAATTTTTAGCTTATAACCTTCTTTAAGTCTGTGGTCTATAACACTTTTTAAGGTATAGCCATCCTGATTTGAAGTTATATCCATAAAAAGATTAGGATCAAATTCAATAATTCCCAGATTCACATCATTTGATTTCTGAAAATAGACAACTCCATCCTTTATAAAGAATATACTTTCACAATCTTTAGCTATTGTTTTAAATATACTTTTTACATTGTTGTTTAAAGTTTTTCCATTTTCATATACTACATCTTTAGTCAATTCTATTTTTCCAACTTTCAATTTATCCAGCTTTGAAATAATAAGGTGTATTATCGTACTTGCCTTGGTTCTTCTTCCTGCCTTAAGATTGATTTTGGTGTCTTTGTATTCGTCGTTATAGGTATTACATGTCACAGTAAATTTCTTATCCGTTCCTTCTGATTTTCCTTGTGTTTCCTCAATAATACCTTTATAGATAACTCCAACATCTTTATCTTCTTCACTGCCATTCAAATATCCTATTTCTACCAACACTTCTGTTCCTCTGACTAATTTTTTTACCATATCATTAGTCAGATTTATTAGTGTAATTTTACAGATATTAGTATTTTCTGTAGTGTCAAACTCTGATTCAATCTCAAAATCAGGAGAACTGTCTATTCCATTTTGTACTGGAAATCTTTCAAAAATTACTGTTTCTTCATTTTTTAAAGTAAAAGTAACCTTTGCGTATCTGTCCCATAAAATCCAGTTCTTACTCATTTTCCACCACCATTAAGTCCTGAAGTATACCGGCAGTATTTGTATCAAAGTCAACATCAAATCCATTGGTATTTATTGGCAATGCCATAAGTTTTAAATCAGGAAAATCTCTGTATCTACGTTTACATATCTCGAATAAGTCCTCATATGAGTTTATTTTTTGCCCCATATGAAGTTCTTTTTCTTCATCCCTTATGTCAATATACCAACACCCTTTAATTGCATAAATATCGAGTATTACAATCTTACTCTTGTCCTTTTTACTTAGTAAGGTTTTATAGGAATTTTTTTTCTCTTTATTGTATGTGATACTCAAACTATAAAGCATACTATACTACCCCCTGTGTCCTTGAATCATTGTTGTATTTCTCATGTAGAACTTCATTAAGTGAAATAGGATTCAATTCCCTGTTCTGAACTGTTGTATTAGGATTATATACGTTAGTTGTAATTACTCCATTTTCATCTTTAGTAAATTCCAACAAATTAACTTGTTTCAATGTCAGGCTTACTTTTATTCCTGTATATGCCTGCCAGTCTTCAGTATACGAAAAATTCGTTAGAGCTAACGGAGCGTATATCTTATTATCTAACTTTTCATACATCAGGGCAGTATATTTTCTTTCCTTTGAAAACTGAATCATTTTTTCAAGTTCACTTTTCCAATGTCTTCCAAATATTAAGCACTCAACCTGAATGGTATAAGGATTGACAAACATATTTTCATTGAAGTTATCTTTCAAGTAGGACTTATACCCTGTTACTTCATTTTCCTGTGAAAAATTGGTTGAAATAACAAAAAGAGGTATATCGCCCAAAAGTGCATTTGGTTTTGCTTTGAAATATCTGTCATATAGTTCTCCATATTTCTGATACATTTTTTCTATTTTAGACAAATCCATATTTTTAAATAACTTATTCAAAAATTCTTTCAGCATAAATACCTCCCTCTCATTAAACTCCCAATTTTTCCAATTCGTTTATTATTTCATGTGCAGCGCCTTTACTGTCATTTGCCTTTACATAGATATTGTTGTGGTTTACTATTGTTTTTCCACCTTGTACACCACCTCTTGTATTATTTCTTATTGCTTTTGCAGTGTTTAGAATGTCTCTTGTTGTTGTGTTTCTTGCAACCATAGAGCCATTAGGTAACCATATAGCTTCATCTCCTTGTTCGTCTACTGTTGTATAGCCACCTGACTTCCAACCCTGAAAATAATCTGTACCAGTTGCCTTTTTCTGTTTACTCCCAATAAACGGGATAACAAAGTTTTTTCCAATTCTTACTCCATTATCTTTCCTCAAAGATTCTATGTTTTTTTGAACATTCCCTAGTTTTTCCCAGCCACCATTGAGCAAGTCTTTTAATGCACCTAATGCTCCTTGTAAAGCGCCAGTTATTCCGTTAATTGCTCCAATAGCAACATCACAAGCTGCTTTTATTACACTTTTTACACTTTCCCAAACTTCATTACAGAAATTTCTGAAAGTTTCATTTGTGTTGTATAAATCCATTATTGCACTTATCAACCAACCTATAAACCCTATAACTGCTCCTATCGGTCCAGTCAATAACATCATTACACCAATTAAAGTTCCAATTACAAGAATCCAGTGTTGTTTTATAAAATCCCATGCTGCATTTACTCCATCCCTAAACCATGTAATGTTATTATAAAACCATTGCAAGCCTATCCATAGCAATCCTAAAGCTGTTATAACCGCCGTTATTGCTAATACTATAGGATTTAGGGAAGTAACCAAATTGAATATACCCATTGCTGTTGTAAGAGAATATACAATTCCAATAAGTATTGCCAGTCTTTTACCCCAAGTCTGAATTGAATTCGCATTGTCATCAATCCATTTCTTAGCACCTTCTATTTTTTGTCTGAAAGCCTCAATGTTTTCCCTTAAATCTTTTAATGTCTGAACAACATCTTCCCCATTTTTCTTTGTATCTTTAAGTCCATTCTTAGCATCTCTCTGTTTCTGTGTCATTCCAAATAAAGCTAATACAAATTCAGAAATTAATCCTATAAGGCTTTGGAATGTATTTCCTAATGCTTTCAATGTTCCTTGCCATTCCCTGTTTGCTGCTTCATTCTGTGACAGATAGTCAAGCCACCGCTGTAAAAGATTGAAAGCTATTACAAGAGCTATAACAACTCCACCCATTAATGCGAGTTTCAGACCGTCCATTGCCAATGCTGAAGCTTTTATTGCTGAAACAAAAGCTATAACTTTAGCTATTAATGCACCAAAAACAAATTTTCCAATTATCAAAGCACCGAATATTGTTACCATTTGTGCTAACCAAGGCACTTTTTCATTGATAAGAATTATTATATTTAGAAGCCCTACTAATGCCATACTTACTGGAACTATCAGAGGTGCTAATGAAGAAAATACACTTTGAAAAGTACTTTCTAAAGTAGATAAGAATCTTTCAATTGCTCCACCTGGTCCACTCATCATAAAGTCACTTAAAAGTTTAGTCATTCCACCACTATTTTTTATCTGATCCCGCAACTGTTTCAATTGATTCAATGTATTGTTATTTAACATTGTTGAAACTGCTCGGCTTCCTCTCGTTCCAAAAATTGTCTGAAGAACGGAGGCCTTATCAGCAGTTCCCATTTTATCAGTAACAGTTTTTAAACGTTCCATTATTCCAACCACATCTTGTAAGTTCCCTTTGCTATCTGTAACTGGACCAATTAACTCTTCAAGTTTTCCTCTTTTTTTGAAGTTTGCTAAATTTTTAAACATTTCATTTAACGCAGTACCTGCTTTTCCTCCTAACTGATTATTATCATTAAGCTTTCCAAGCATTGCGTATGTTGTTTCAAGAGGTATCTTTAATTGTGAAGCTGAAGAACCCAAATTGCTAAAACCTTCTCGCAGTCTTTCAATATCAGCTGCACTATTTTTAGCTGTCACAGCTATCATATCTGTAACTTTTTGTGCATCTTTTCCTGTAAGTCCATAAGCATTCATTTGCATTTTTATTGTTTCCATAACATAAGATAAATCTTGAACGTTAAAAGCCTGTCCAAGTTGCGCAGAAGAAGGTAGTATGCTTTTCATTTCATCTGCTTTTATCCCTAAAGTTGCCCCTGAGTTTATAGCTTTGGCTACATCAGAGTTTGTATACGTTGTTTCCGCCCCAACTCTGTTGCCTAGTCTCAATAATTCTTTATAGTCTTTTCCAAATCCACCAGTTTTCGCAGCTGCAGCTCTTATGTCAAAGTCAATATTGCTGAAATCTTTCATTGCTTGTCCAGCCTGTTGGGCAAGGAATGAACCAATCCTGTACTTAGCTCCTCTTGCTATGTCATGTATTGTGGTATTAAGCATTTTCATTGCAGAATTTGCTTTTTTTGCACCTTCTTCCACAGGTTTAACAGGATTCTTTACTTTTTTTTCGGTTTTCGCCTTTTCTTTATTCAGATTTTTCAAACTGTCTGAAGCCTGTTTTATATCTGCTTTAAAGCTTTGAGCCTGTTTACTTGCTTTTTCAAGGCTGACCTTGTCAAGTGTATCAACAAGTTTCTGTGCATTTTTCATCATATTCTGTATTGCTTCTAAAGCTCTTTTATCTTTTATTACAAACTCTAACGAATAGGTAACTCCCAACTCACTTGACAAAGCCTATCCCCCCTTTTTTAAAGCTTTATTTATTTTTTCCTGTTCTTCCATTTTCTCTTTATTCATTAACTTATTGATATAGTGCATATAAAGGAATCTTTCGAGTTCCTTTTCTGTTATTTTCCCATTGTCAAAATCTCTTAAGAATTCAAATGAATTGAAATTCTTAAAATTATCCGAAGTTTCAAGCTCTATAGCCATCAGTTCAAAATGGCTCATGTTGGACTTAAATTTTTCAGTATAAATAACCCCGCCACCATAGAATTGGACAGCAGAATTATTTAAATTTGGGATTTTGAATCACTCTCATTAAGAAGCCAGCTAACTCAGAAACTTCTGATAATGGAAAGTCATCAACATCAAAATTGTTTAAAAGTCCGTCATTTTTGAAATTTTCCAATATTTCTGCAAATCCTATTTCTATTTTTGAATTGTTAGGATTCATCGTAAGATTATTGTATTTCATTGCCTGTGAAGTTTTAGGAAATGTCACTATAACTTCTTTAAGTCTGTCCTTCCAGTCAATCAGCCATATTGAAAAAGAAACGCCTGGAGAGAGTTTAACTTTTTTTATTCTCTCCAGCTCTGCTTCATTTAATCTGTCTTTCTTTTCTTCAAGATTTTCCCCTATTAATTCTACTTCTTCAGTTTCCCTAACAGTTGTTTCAATTCCTGCAGCTGCTCTTGTCATTTCTATTGCTTTTTTTTCTTCTTCTTTTAAGTTGTCAAGATTCATTTATTTTCCTCCTATATTTTTATATAATTTTTATCTTCAGCTTTTAATTCCCAAGTTGTTGCTTCCGTTCCACTTTCATTCGAAAATTTAGTAGAAGGTCTTTTCTTAAATGAAACATTAGGATAGAAAAAACTTTCTTTAGCATTTTCATCAGTTACTGCTATTGACATTGGAAATTCGCTTTTGGCACCCTTCCAAGCTTCATATAGCAACCACATTGTGGTATTTTCTGAACTTCCATATAATAAGTTAAGCTTAATATCTACCGACCCATCAGGTAAAACGTTGTAGACTTTTTTCCCGCAGCTACCTATTGTTTCACTTGAAGATTCACTTGAAGGATCATCCTCAAATCCATCTTCGTGTCTACACCCAATTTGGTATATCCCTAATGGAGTCGTGAATGCTATATGAACATTTTTAACGTTATATTGTCTACTCATTTAATTTAATCCCCCTTTTTTATTCAAATATTAATTTCCCCTCTGTTGTTACAGTTCCTCTTAATTTTACGTGTCTTGCCCCGTTTAAGTAAGTTACTCTCAAATCAAATTTGAATATTCCTTCCCTTAAGCTTTCCTGTGTTATTCCTTCAATGTTAAGACTTCCAAGTTGAATTTTTACTTTATTACCATTTTCATCCGTTTCAACTATTGTTCCAAAAACATTTCCAGAATCATCAGTCATAAGCATTCCCATATTAGCTGCTATTCTTAAGACTTCCATTATCATTGCTCTTATCATGTTTTTACCTGAATCCTTGCCTGGTATTTTGTCACTAGTCACTTGAAATACTGTAACATCTTTTTTTAATCTATCCTGTAACCATATTTTTATAATGTTCAGTTCTGTAAACTTCTTATTGTCCGAATTAAACCCACCAACAACATGAAAATATCCTTGTGTTGGTTTACTAAGATAACTTAGTCCGGCATTTTTCATAGAAACTTGTTCAGTAGGAGAATAAGTTTCCTGAACAAATCCATGTATCTCTGTCGAATGAACTATGTAACTTCCAGGAATTTTAGTCCCTATTGTTCCACCAAACAAAGCTCCGGTTAACCAGTTACCAAGCTTTACGTTTTTATTCCCCTCTGCTATGAATGCCACATTGTCAGCATTTGCATTTTTAATATATTCCAAAGCAGTTGTAACCGTAAGCTTTTCAATGTCAAGTGCTATTCCTACTTGTATTTCCTTA